CTAAACCTGATTCAGACCCTGGGGGCATGTTTGATATAGAACTTGGAATTGTTATGCGTTCACGAGAGATATGTGAAGCTTTAGGCACCTCCTTCATATCAGACGGAATAGTCTCCAGCTTGAGAACTTTAGCTGAATGTATAAGCAAAAGCAGGTCATCTGTCTATACGTCACTCAATGCGTTTAGAGATGACAAGGCGTTGATCGAATACAAGCTCTTGTCAGATGACTCATTTGTAAAAGAAGTGGCTTCGCAAGGGTACATGAGTGCAGTAATACAGAGTACGACGGATGGGATGTCGATTAAAAATGCGGTCGACATGGTGCTAGGCGTTGAGCAAGATTATGAGGAAGAGGAGGAATATGAACCTGCTGAAGACGAACCTGTTGCAGGGAAGCGAAAGTATAGCATGTTTGAAATGATATCCATGATGGAAGACGCACAGGATGAGGAAAGTGAGGAGGAGATGGAGTCCGAAGCGGATTCTGATCTCCAAGACGCTCTTGGATTGGAGGGAGCACCTAACATGCAAATGATGGGCGAGACTGATGATGATATTGTTGATGATGAGGATGAGGAGCCAGAAGAGATAGTGGAAGTCATGGATATGAGGAGGAAGGTTTACGAAGCACCTACCGTGTACAAAGCTTGTGTCAAAGCAATTAGAGCTGCAGCCCTAGATTTGGCAAACAGAAACAAAAGGAGGGGTAGGTCCATAGTGTTGGTGACACCGGCGATGATTGCGACATATGCTTTCATGGAGGAGACAGATAGGCCTCTTGTGAAGTACCTGGCTAGCGAATCAGTTCAGTGGATGGGATGCTTGAACTTGCCAGAGCACTTAGACACTAGGGCAGTTATTTTTGATGACCTTGTGAAAGAAATAAAGAATCCAGGGGATCGATTCGTGGTCGCATCTAGGGACAGAAATGTCGGTGTAACGATAGCAGATAAAAAGGCCGCAAGAGAATTCTTGTATAAGATAAAAATTGATGCAGAAGCTAGAGTAAGAACGAGGTCTGGTATAAAGTACAATTCCTTACAGGAAATGTGGTTTATCGACACCTTGTAAACCCTGGTGTTCCCGGGATAGGTAAGGAAAAAAACGGTTGGGACGTGAGAGGTCCGTGACGGCTGCCTAAAAGCCT